ACAGGCGTTGCGTGCGTAAAGTTGGGCCGTAAATTCATTGGCATTGAGATCGAGCGCAGTACTTCGACATTGCCTGCGCGCATTGAGGAAGCGTGGAAACAGCCACGCCTGTTCGACGAGCCAAAGCCTAAAACGGTTCAGTTGGGATTGTTGGAGGACAAGCCATGACCCCCAAGACAAAGCTTATAATCTACGCGAATACGCAAGGGCGCGCCTGGGCAGAACAAACACGCCGCGACTGCGCTATGCTGCTCTCAGACGCAGCCGACACTATCGAGCGCCAGGCCGCGCGGATCGCGGGAGTTGGAGGAGAAGATCGCCGCCACTGGAGCAAACCCCATGACCGACCTATGGACAATACCAACTCCCCGGCGCTCCGTCTGATAGCGGCGCTAGAAAATGACGTACTGCTACGCGGACAATGGACCGACGGCCACGAGAGGGCTTGTGCGCTTGCGTGGATGAGCCGTGAGGTACGTGACGCGGAAGAAGCGTCCGCCTGTCCTGCCAGCCTCATGCCCCAGTGGGCCGCTGAGGTCATTCCGTGGATGGACGACGCGCCAAGTGCAGAGGCATGGCCAGGACTGATGCGGCGTCTTGGCGGCCTGATCGACCGTGCAACGCCTAGGTCTGGTCGCGACGTCTCCTAGCGACGTGGTGTCGTATCTCCGTGGCTGAGGCTGTTCAGCACACAACTGAAGCTAATGTTACAGCAGCGTGTGATCGGGTAATAGCCCTGCTTGATCGGTGCCGTAGCGGGCGACGAGCCAACCGATAACGAGTGGGGTGGGCGGAGGCGGCGGCGTGGGGCGGCGAGGGCTGCGTGGGCGGCGGCGGAGGCGTGGGCGGCTGCGCGGGCGGCGGCAGAGGCGGCGGGCGTGGGCTGCGCGGGCGGCGGCGGAGGCGTGGGCGGCTGCGCGGGCGGCGAGAGGCGGCGGAGGCGGGCTGGCAGGGCGGCGGAGGCGGCGGAGGCGGCGTGGGCGTCGAAGGCGTGGGCGTCGAAGACGGCGGGAGGGGCGGCTGCATCCGACCGTATGGCAACTGCGATGCTCGACGCACTAGAAGCAGAGATTGAGCGGGTGGAGCAAGCACGATGACTGACCCGACCGAATTAGACATAGCTTTTGCTCGCTATCAAAAAGCACTGAATAATTGGCTAAATTTTTCCAACTGGGTTTCCGACGAAAAAGCCACTTTTTGGCTCTAGCCAAAGACGAAGCGGAAGCCGCATATCGCGCGCTCTTGCCTGCGACGGCGCGCCCTAAGCTGAATCCGTCAAGACCGCAAAATCGTGGCTGCGCTACGCTATGGAGCGCGTGAAAGAACAATCAACCGTTACGCTGACAGACGATGAGGCGCTTGCCCTGATGGGCGTTCCGCATCTTCGCATCGGGTCGCTTGTCCTATGCGCCGCTCCGAAGGGCAAAACATGGATCGGAGCCCATGACGGAGAGGGCGGCGAGTTTCTGAGTGCCGACGTTGAGCGCGCCTTGGCAGCATTTTACCCGGGAGAATTTCTGATGTCGGAAGCTCAGATCGCCGCACTGGAGCAAGCGCGCGTGACCCGCGCCTGGCTTACCACCGCCCTGTTGGCGGCCCTCTGCGTGGCGCTCTGGTTCTTCGTGGCGCTGGGCGTGGCGATGGAGGGTGCAGCCGCTGACCCGCATCCACCTCGCCGCCGTGATCGTCCTGATGGTATTCGTCTGGTGGGTCGGCGCCGTGACGATCGTCACTTTCCTAATCGACCTTGCCGCTCCCAAACAAGGACCGGATGCCTGACCAAACCTTGTTGAGGAACCACTTGGTCGGCGCGGCGAAAAACAAAACAGTGACGACTGCCGCGAGGTAGGTAATTACGTCAACGCCGAAGAAATTCATTTCTCGCTCCGCAGAAAACAACCCAAGCCGCATCGGCGGCCACCACGTAGTTAATCAGCCTCGACCGTGCGAGGAGCGTGATATCTGCGCCGGACGCAGAGCCCCGGCAAACAGTCGGCGCGCGTCACTAGGTCCGCATCCCTCAGAAGATCGCTAGTCTGAGAAGATGCGGGCGGCGACGGGTGCTGGCACGCCATCAGCATCAGACACCCGAGGAGCATCGCGGCGGGGAAGCAATAGCTTCGTCAGCGGAAGCTCTTGACCCGCTTTCCACAGCCGACGAATTGCTTGGACAGTTTCAAGTTGTGCCTCCCTCTCCCTTGCAGCCGCCCGCTCACGCTCTTCGCGGCGGACTTGTCTTTCTCGCGCTCCACATACCACTTGCCGGCCAGAATGCCCAGCGCCAGGACGATCAGCCAGTCCGGCAGACGACGCAACCAGTCCATAAACCTGTCCACAATCGTCATTTCAACGGCCTCGTCGCCTTGAGCTGGCCCCACTTCTGCAGCGCCTCGCCGATGCACATGACCAAGAAGCCGGCCATCAGCTCGGCGATCACCGGGTCCGAAGCGCCCGTCAGCAGCGCATTGGACCCCGTCCACGTCAGCGCCAGGCGGCCGGCGACGATCAGGAACAAGCCCCAGAAGCGCCGGGAAAGGAGCATAGACTTGGCGCTCGCCCACGCCGCATCCGGGCCCATAGGCCGCTGCGTTGACCGCCTTTGCCTGCGCCTCGACGGGCGGGGCTGGCGGTGGTGGTGGGGGCGGCGGCGGTGGAGGAGCTGGCGGCAGTGGAGGTTTGACCGGCTCCGGCTTGGGCGGCGGCTCAACCACCACCGCAACTGGCGGCGGTGTCGGAGCGGCCGGAATGATCGGCGGCGCTCGGGAACGCCAGCGCGGATCTGCGTCGTGGTGAGATCCTGCCTTGCTCTCTGGAGGACTTCCTCCAGCGTCGTCGTTTTCGCGAAGTCGATGAAGCCCTTATCGTCCGCCGTCAGTTGAATGAGGTGCGGCGCCGTCGCCCCCTCCCATGGCAACCCGGACCACATGCACGCCTCGGCCAGGCGGCGGCGGTAAAGCCCGCGCAGGGGCTTGCCTCCGGCACGGCACGCGCGGGGAAATTCAAGCAGCGCGCCCGGCATAATCGCGTGGCCTTCAGCTTCGCTAACAGCGTCTCTAGGATGCGGCCAAGGTTGTAAACGTAAGACACCAGCGCGTCGAGACTGGCCCTGTGTCAGCGGGACCTCGGGTATCTCTCTCCGCACGATCGCTGCGTGCTCTTCCAGCTCGGCCTTCAGGCGCTTGTTGGCCTCAGCGATTGAGATTGTATCGCCGGGTTTGACGTCATCCGTGAACCCGTAACCAATGGTCCAGATGCCAGCCGGGCACTGATACGCCACGGGCCTGAACGCCTCGAAGTGGCGCACCAGCCGGTCGCAATCCTCAGAGACCAGCAGGCTTTCGGAAGCCTTGCGCGGGGTATCTCAATTGCCATCGCCGTCTCCGTCCGGTTTCACGCCTGTTTTCTGCGCCTCGCTGGCATAGGTGATCAGCCGCCGCATCTTCGCCTTGGCCGAATGCGCGTCCGCCCGCAGCTCCGACCTCTTGTGCCTTGATCCGCTTCGACATGGCAATCTGAACACTCAGCAGGGCTTGCGCGCCGACCGATCCGCAAAGCTCCAGCAGGATGACCCAGAACAATGCGAACGCATCCCGGAAGGCAATCCCGTCCCAACCCTGAATGTAGCGGTCTGGGAAGCGGAAAACGGCTGGCAGGCCAGGATCGCCGACCGCTTCAGCCGAGTGGCGGTTGTGCGGGCCGTCAGGCGCTCGCCTCCAATCGCCGCGATTTGTTCGTCAAGCGCCGAGAGCTTTTGTCTGGCGTCGGTTTCGTAACTGGCGATCTGCGCCTCGAACTCGCGAAGGTTGTCATTGCCCGCGATCCCGTCGCTCAGGACCAAGCGCATACTCTCACGGGCGCCGGCCACCAGCCGGTCACGGTCAGCGCGGATCGCGTCCTTTTCCCTGTCAATCCTGGCCAGGCGGGTGTCGGCGCTGGATCGGTCACCGTCTCAGTTTGCTGCACGCTGGCGGTCTTTCGGTAATGGTAGTCGGACCCTCGGTCACGAAGCCCAGCGCGGCGACACAGCACGCCAGGAACGCCGTGCCCATATCCCGCGCAGCGTGGCTGTCGCGGTGTGCGGAAGCTTCTGGGCTTTCATCCAGACGATCGCCAAGCCCCGAAAATTACGAACGTCCTGAACACTACACCCGCGCTCTGGAATGTCAGCTCCATCCCCGGCGGCGCCGGGCCACGGTAAAAACTCGCGTCCCATATGTAGAGCGTGGCGCACGCCATGACGATCGCGCCCCACAGCGCCGTCAATGCGATCGTGCTGATGGTGAATGCCGGCATATGATCCCGCACCCATCGGCCAGCCGTAATCAAGTCATCTCGTAAACTCATACGCCCATCACCCATCCAATGAGGTCCGGCGACTTGACCGCGAGCGCCCAAGCGCCACGCCGCCAGCAGAAGCAGATGCGGCGGCATCCTGTTCAGCATCCGTTGCGATGCTGGGCAGAGCTGCCTGCCTGCTGGGCCACCACGTCGGACAGCGCCTTAAGCGCCCGCTCGACGTCGCCGATCGACGCCTGAACCGCGCGATAGCGGTCCTGGCGCTCATGTGCTCATTGGATATCACGCGTGGCCAAATGCGTGACATCCTGCCCGGTCTGCCTGTCGCGAAGATCCTGGCGCAGCAAATCCAGCTCGCGCAGCGAGGCCTTTTGATCGAGCTGTAACCTAACCAGATCATCCACCGCGAAGCCCCAGACCAGCAAAACCCTTACCGTAATGCGCTTCTAGGGTCTATCAGCGTATTATCACGCAATTGTGATTGGATAAATGGAAAACAGGCGTTCTAGCGCCTGCTTCGGTTAATGACTTGGAAGGCTTTTGTGCGTATCTTGCACATACCGGATGCGGAAACGCAGAGACCGGATTGACAATCAAAGGCCACCAGCAAGGGTCAACACCCCTGCCAGCGGCCACACTGAGAAGGACCCTCAGCTATGTACTATGATACACAAAGCCGCGCCATTTGGGCAAGCAATTGTTTAATGTGGCTCGCAATCGGGTTTGGCTGTTTGCCTTGGTGGCCAGATGCGCTCGCGCTTGGTAGCATCGCAGAACACCCGATTGACTGGATCGTCGCAGCGGCCCTCACGGCTGCGCTGATCTCGGTAAGCATGATCCTCAGCGGATGCGTTACACGTTTCGCCGAGGCGGTAGAAAAGCACTACTGGTTGACCGTCAGCCTCACCATCGTCCTCGGCCTTGTGCTGGTGGCGATCGAGGCCGGGATGACCCACCACAGTCTCGCCTGGCTGGATGCCAGGAAGGATCTGGCCCCTGACTGGGCGCTATGGGTTATCAGCTTCGGACTGTCTGGCTTCAATGTTTTCGCGCTGTATACATTCGGCCGAGACCTGCAAGAAGCAGACCCGTCCCGAGACGTCAGCCGGGAAACCCTCGCCCTCCGGCGCTGGCAGAAAGCCGCCTGATCCAATCCGCTGACGAAAGAACCCCGCCGCTAATCCCGGCGGGGTTTTTTATTCGACAATATATACGGCTGGCAGGCCACTGAAGCCTGACGCCCGGTTGAGGTATCAGTGATGTAGCAAATAAATTCCTGCTGCACCGTGTCGCCAATAGTCGGGCCTCCAACAATACCTGTCCAAGTAGTCGTTGCAGCGGTCGGGCTGTTAGTGGTCAGCGAGCCAGTCGCCCAAAATGTTGCGCTCATATACCCAATCGTAGGTATAGTTTCCGCTGCCGCCAACCACGGTGACAGTCACCGAGGCGGTTGTTGCCGAGCCGCTACCAACACGAGGAACCTGATGGGGCGAAGTTAGACACCGTAGCGCCGAAGTTGGCTACACGTACTGAGTTCAGAGTTGCCGTAGTGAAACTTTTCCGTCCGTCGCGAGAGCAAAGATACCATTTGTTTTTGTGGCCGATCCGCGTGCAGTACTTGCAAGGCCATACCACAAGACAAGATCAGATGAAGCCCGAACCCAGCTCCATGCCTGACAACATAACTGCCCGCTGTCAGGTCAACTAGCTCCCGCCGTCATGTTGCCAAAATCAGCGCTGATAGCCGATAGCGTAAAGCTGACGTGTCAGTTCTCCAGCCGCTCACCGATCCATCCACCAGCCTGACGCCAGGAAGCGTCAGATTTGTACCGTCAAATGCTGATCGCCCAGACGCCCCGCCAACGCTGAATTTATAGACGCCGGGTCCGTCCTCGCCAAGAAATACGCCGTTGCCGTCGTAGCTTGTACCGCTTGTGATGATCTTGCCGCTGCCTCCAAGCGTCAACGTACCGTTAACCGACAGGCTGCCTGTGTTGGCCGTCATGGCGGACAAGCTTGTTACGCTGATCTTCGCTGCCGTGACAGCCTGGCGTCAATTTTATCCGCAGTCACGGCGCTAGCGGCTATTTTAGCAGTCTCAATTGCACCGGCGGATATCTTGGCCGCAGTAACGGCATTTGCCGCCAGTTCATTGGCCGTGATCGTCCCAACCGCTATTTTTGCCGTCGTTACCGCATTTGCTGCAAGCTCATCTGTTGAGATAGCCCCAGCGGCGATCTGCCGGCGCAGTGATCGTATCAGAAGCTATCTGCGCGGCTGTAATGGTGTTAGCGGCTATCCGGAGCAGCCAGCTATACTTAGCGGCTCATTTGCGCCGGCTGTGAATTGTAACGCTTTTGCCATGCTGTCCAGATGCCATCACGGCCTGTTACCAAGCAGGTATTTTTGGGGTTGTAATTGCACTTGTTAGCAATCTGAGTTTCAGTGATTGTTCCGGTTATTTTTGCCGCATAGGCGACAGCATCAATCTGAGCGTTTGTAATTGTACCGGTAAGGTCTGTTGTAGGTACGGTTTGATATACGCGCTACCATTCCAGCGATACAGGAAGCCATCGGTCGTATTGAACACGCTGTTGGTACTGCTTAACTCCCGGCACACTTGAGACAAGTGTCACGGGCTCAATGCTGGCGGCGAACTTGGCGGTATTGATCGCAGCATCCGCGATCTGCGCCTGCACGATCTGCCGGTGATATCCACGGCAGGAACTGCCGTTGTCCAGCTTGTCCCCGTGTACCTGTAAAGCTTGTCATCTGTCGTAAGAAAAACCAATCGGCCCTCAAACAGGCTTGTTACTGGCAGACTGGCGACAATTTCATACCCGGTGCGGACTTTGGAAACGCTGAAACTGCGGACATAGTCAACGCCTTCAAAAGAAGTCGTGATGACAAGAGATCCTATGTCAGCGTCCATCGCGGTTACTCTAAAGCAACCCTTTGGCTTTCCGGCGACTGGAGTATCTGCCGCCGTGTTAATGGTTCCTGTTACGCCTGATCCCGCAACAGCAAACGTAGCCGTTGCCGTTTCATTCGCCGCGCCTTTGAATACAGTTACTTGACCGTCAACGTCAGAAAAGCTCGGAACGGTTCCATCAGCATATGCAAATACAGCAGCCGCAGCCTTGCTGAGATTGACCACGACTGCATCTGTTCCAGAACCAGACGATCCATCGGTTCCGTCGCGAATAATTGACACAACATTTTTGCTGCACAAGCGCGCCAAAGTCATTTGACCGGTAAAGCTGACAGCGAACAAAAACTGTTCCTATCGGGATTGTGTAAGCTTTTACACTTTCATCGCTCGAGCTGATATACTGCGTAACGTAGTTTACGCCGTCATTGCTTGTTCCAATGATAAACCTGCCAGCATAAGCCAGACGCGAACCGACGCCGTCATCCTGAAACGCTGAAAAAGTAATCGGCGGACGGACTAAAGCTTCCGTCAGCAAGCAAGCGAACAACTGACACAGACGCTTGCAGAACAAAACCAAATCCGCCAGCATAATTTGTAATCGCAAAGTTCAAATCACTATAAACAAGCTGTCCATCTTTATCTTTGATAACGATGGAGTATGGCAGTTGCGAAGCAATGATATTTGACGGGCGCGCCTTCGCGGCTCGGATAGCCGGCAATCGTTCTTATCGGTTGAACAGCCGTAGTTGTTGCGCTGCTGTCCCAGTAGACCGTGATGGGGTTTGTCTCGGGGTTTTGTATCAGGCTGGCCAATATAGATATACCCATCATCAAGCACTTGCCCCGACCGATCGTAAAACAACAGAAACGGCTGAGTGACGACAACGCTCATTCTGTGGCCTCACGTCCCATTCGCGGCTGTACTTGTGACTGTCTGTCGCCTGTGCCAATTCCGGTTCCGATGCCGAGCGCTCAGGGCCGTCCGCAACCATCTATCGGGGTTATCGATCCCCGACAACCTGGCCCAATTCCTGAACGCATCGCTGTTCTTCGCAGCGTTGAATATGCGCTGATTGACGGCCTGCTTGGTCGAGATGTTAATTACAAGTTGCTGCCATTCTGGCGAGGCAAACAACTCTCCGGCTGCGTTCAGGACTTTCTTGTTTCCCTGCGTTAAGACGCTTGTCAGCATGGCGCTCGTCGCCCGGCAACGGGTCCGGGCCATTGCTCCACCTGGCCACTGTTGCCGATCCCATGACAGCCTGTCTTCCCAGAGGAGAGCGAAGGACTTCTCTAATCAATCCCTCAGCCATCATTCCCTGAACAAGCGCCTGGTTAGCCTTGCCGGTTGTCATGACCTGCGCGCGTGCGTCTGTGATGCGCTTTGATATCTCATAAAGATCCCGCAGGAACTTGTCTCCTCCGGTCCGAGCGTCGTCGCCACGGTCTTGTAAATTTCCGAATTGCCGCCGGAGCCCCTGATAGAGGTTGACGTATTTGGAGAACCCGAAGCCGTTGGTTTTCTCCTCGCGTGCTGCGCCGGCAATGGCGCTGGCGACTGCGCGTTTCCTGAGATCCTCGGGCAGAGAGCGGACGACGCGATTAAAGCCCGTAATGTCGCCCTTGGCGCCGCTCTGGATCGTTGACACCAGTTTGCGGGCAATGGACCCGTTCCGCTCGTCACCGAACAGGCTGACAATCCCGTCCTCCAGCGCCTTGCGTTTTGCTACGATCTGGCTTGCTACCCGAAGGTCCGCGCGCAGGGCATCCCCGCCAACCTGCTGCGCGTAGGACAGTTGATCTTCGCTCAACGCGCCATAAAGACGCTTCAGGATGCCACTGTTGACGTCCTTGTAGGGACCGCTCGCGCGCTGCAATGCCTGGCCGACATCATTCTTCATGCGCATCAGGGCAGTATATGTCACCGGTTTCTCACGCCCCGGAGACGCCATGTCCATGAGTTCGCGCTCAAGGGATGTCAGTTTTGAAGTATCACCTCCAAGATCGCTCACAACGCTGTCAATCAAACGGCGGGAGTTGACCATATCGACGGTGGGGGCGACACCAGCTTTGGAAGGAAAAGCTGCTGCGGTTGCTTTAGCCATGCGCTCTGCTTCCGCAGCCTCACGCGCAGCCTTTCCCGGACTAATAGCCTCCGCTGCTTTTAGCCATGCGCTCTGCTTCCGCAGCCTCACGCGCAGCCTTTCCCGGACTAATAGCCTCCGCTGCTTTAGCCATGCGCTTCTGCTTCCGCATCAAAAGCGGCTTTGGGAGGAGGGTGAAGCGCGAGTAGCGCTAGCTGCCGGCGCTTCCGCCCTAAGAAGTTTTGCATTTATCCGCGCATACATCTCGTCTGCTTGCTTTTGCAGATCCCTTTGCGTGGTGTTCATCGACTGCAAGACAGTGTCGGAAATTTCTGCAAGATCGGGCGATCCATCTATCATCGCCATCGCCTCGTCCGCCTGCGTGGCGGCGCGCTCAACTGCATCCGTCCACGCAGCGCTTGCCACCGTTCCCGGCATTGAGCGTGTCAGTCCGATCGCTTCCTTGAGTTGCGTATGGTCGATCAGGACATCCGGCGGGAGATCAATTCCGAGACGACTTGCGGCGGCGGGGCTTCGGGGTTGATCGCCGCAGCTTTGGCCAGCCGATCAACCGCCTGCTGGCTTCCCATGCCGCCACGGGCTGCAAGGTTTGCGTCCCTTGCAACGTCTTCGTAAGTCATCGGAATGCGCTCACGATGGGCGCTTGGCCCCACGGGAACGCGAAGCGTGACGTTTGTCTGATTTCCGAAATCCTGTTCCAGCATTGCGCGCGATGCCGGGCCGCCAGGGCCAAATCCACGCAACCCGCCGATCATGGATGTCCCCATGCCTCCGGCAAGACCGCCCAGCAAGGCCCGGCGCCGATCTGCACAAGCGGAGAAGCGCCTTCCTGACGCATCTTTTCAGCCGCGGCGGCTCCGGCTGCGCCTGCTACAGTCTGGGCCACTGGAGCTTCTGCTGCGACTTGGGCAACACGCTGCGTTAGTGTTCCCGGCGCTGCCCAGCCGCTACGCTGCGAGCCAGACCCACGCCACCAAGCGCCCCAGCAGCGCCAGCGGTTGTCTTCTCGGCCAGTTGTCCGGCTTCTGTTTGCGGGCGCGGCATTCCGGCTGCGTCCATAAGGGCGTTAAGGGCGTCTGTCGGCTTGGTTAGTTGCGTTCCGAAAAGAGCATTGACGCCGTCAACCAGTGGATCACCTACGAACTGGGACAGGGCCATGGCGCTAACGCCAGCCGCGGCGCCGGGAAGTCCGCCGCCAACCGCAGCCCCTCCAAGACCGGCGCTGAGATATGGCGTCACGCCACGGCTAACACCCGCCAGAACGTCAGTTGCCGTTTCAACGCGGTCCCATGGTGGAGCCCGTCTGCTGCTGGTTGTTGAGCCGCTTCCCTTTCAGCGATCCTGCGAGCAGCGATCTGCAACGCTTCGTCAGGTGATCCGGCGCGGACCACCATGATGGAACCATCACTGAGCCTGACGTCATATTCTTCCATGGATCACTCTGACGTTGGGCGCTGCCTAGCGCGTGGTGTGGCCTGCAATGGAACTACTGAACCTCTTGAGCCGCCTGCTGCGCCCATGCGCGTTTTGGCCTCGACATGAGCAAGCCGATCTCCGACCGTGCTGCCTGGAATGCTGAGGAAGCGAGCCTGTTCGTTGAGATATGTGCAAGCTTTTCCTGAGCCGCTTTCGTCCAGAACCCACTTTCTGAGATTAGGCGGCCGTCAAATTCGCTGGCAGCGCCGTAGCAAGCGCAGGTTGAGTTCCCCCTCGCTCAGAGCGCCGAAGGTGACTGATCCGATGACATCCAAGCCGAGACGCGACTGAAGGTTGCGCAGTTCTATCGTTGAGGCATCCCAAGCCGGAAGGGCTGACTCAATAACACCCGTCGAAGCGCCACGATCGATTGCTTCAACAACCTGATCCAGATTTCCGATGTTCCTTTGAACATTGCTGAGAGCCGCAAGGCTTCCTTGGCTTCTCCTTCTGGCCAAGCGTGGCGCCTGCTCTGGCTCCGGCTCGCCGCCCCTGAAGTTCGGTTCCAATCCTGTTGGCTTCTGCAATGACCCGCTGCGCTTCATCACCCTCAACAATTTGGCCTTGCGGGTTGCGGACAATGCGAGTTCCATCCTTCATCGCGGCGATAAAGGTTCCGTCATCAAGTATCTTGGATGATTGCACCTCGCTGCCAGCTGAGCTTTGCGCTTGCTGCTCATATGCAATCTTGTTTACTTCAGCCCTGTCTCTTGCGATCTGTAGGCCCTGAGACGCTGAAGCTCTAGGTCGCCTTTTTTCAGCCTCCATTGGAGCGTTTGCGAGCTTTTTGTATGTTTTCAAGCACATTATCGTACATACCTTTTTCCGGCTCGAAATCTGAAGCGCCAAGCATAAGAGTTGCTTTAAGGAGTGTCCGGCCTTCTTCCGTTCCCATCTGGTCAAGGAATATCTTGGCGGCGTTGGCGCTTCTCCGATCGCCGCTGTTCAATGCCGCTTCATATTGCGCTTTCCAGGTCGGCCTTAGCGACATCATTCTGATCCAATTCAAGGGCCGCAAGTGGTCGTGTCAGGTTTCCGAACGCAAATCCTCGCTTTGCGTCATTCGACATTTTGGAAAGCATTTCTTCGCCAAAAGTTTCCCACCCTCGGCGTTAACAGCTTTGACCATTGCCACGTCTTTAGGAGTTATCGTCCCGGCTGCAACCTTGTCGTAAAAGTCAGCCATGACCATTTGCACGCGCTCGGCGTTCGCCATCTCCTGCTGAACTCAGGGCAAGCCTCGCCTGCGCTTCCTGCATCTGGAGCGCAAACAACTGTGCTTTGCTGTTGCTCCTGCCTCGCCTGCTGGGCGGCCGATCGCTCCTGCTGAAGGATCTGCGCGCCAGCGCCGTAGCCCTGAAGGGCGGCCTGGAATGGGTTGATGACGTCCATTTGGTAATTTATCGCCATGTCAGATCCCGACGGCCGGCCCGTTACAACAGGCTGTCCGTAAGCAAAGGCAGACGCATCCGTGCCCGGCCCCATATACGCGAGAAGCGACGGGTCATAGACCGACTGCGTGGCGCCGGCCATGTTGCTGGAACCGCCAAACCCGCCAAACAGACCGCGTCCGGCCGCAAAACCAATCGATCCTGCAATGTTGCCCCACATGTTCGCATTCGCCTGGCCGCGCGCCAGAGCCAGTTGGAGCCGCAATGTCGCCGCGGTTCATGGCGCCGCGGCTGCGAAAATCGCTGCGCCCTCGCTGGCCATAAAGCTGGCCGTGCCTGCTGGCCAAAGGCCTGCGCCTCCGGCGGCCTGACCGGCTGCGGACGCCTGGCCAATGGCTGTCAGGCCGCCCAAGGCGCTGGTATTGTTGATTGATCGGAGGCTTGACAGGACTTCAGGCCAGGTTCTTGGCCAGCGAGGCTTGGACATTGCCGCCCCTCGGGCCACCCGTGGCGGCTGCTGACTGGAGAATGGCCTCCTCGCCCTGCCGGGTCAGCGCCGCGAACTCCGGCCCCCCTCGATGGTGGCGCGAATGGCCGCCTGCTGGGCCTCTGGGCCGGACACGCCGGCAAGATCAAGCTGACGGGCCAGAGCGCCGCCGCCAGCCTCGACATAGGGCCGGAAGAGCTTCTGGATGGCGTCGAACTGCCGCCGCTGTTCCTCCATGGCAAGGCGCGTTGCTTCGCTGCGGCCCAGGTTGCCTGCTCGGGTGGATTGCGTCTGGGCGGCTGCGGCGGTCTTGGCGGCGCTTTTCTGCGCTTTGGACGCCATCGCACCGCCAATGATGCTAGACCCTACAAGAGCGAGGAGACCCCACATTAGTCATACTCCTCCTCTTTCTCGATCTCTTCCCAGCTCTTGCAGACCGGCCCGCGTTGCAGGCGAACTCGTGCTCCTCGCAATACCCGCGCGGGCCGCCCATTTCGTCGTAGGGCGTGATCCTGATGGCTTCGAGCATGGCCTGCGTGGTCTCGCAATTCTTCCAGTATTCGCAATTTGCGCACATCCGGCGCCGAGGCTTCGTCCGGCTCAATGCCCCAAGCGCGGGCCATCTGATCGTAAAGGGTTTATTAGACCCCTTCACGATGCTGGGCGCCTCAGGACCATAGCCCCATTCCTCGATGGTCATCTGCCGGTTCAGGTCGTGCTCACGCTGCGTCAACTCGGGCTCTGGGATGCCGCCCATCAGGCCAAGCGTAAAATCCTCATACTTCATCAGGATATCTCCACGGCCGACACCGCAGGGTTAACGTAGTTGACGCCGACGCGATAGTGGAAATGAAGCTGCCAGCTCCGAGAACCTGCCCGACCAGCTCGGGGCGGAGATAGGTCTCGTCGGGGACAACGGTCTTGGTATCGATGATCAAGTTAGAGTTTCCAGCCGACCCGCTGACCGTGACCAGGTTGACGCTGAAAGTCGCGTTGCTGGCGCCCGTGTTGGTGACCGTCGCCTTGTCGATGATGGCTTTGACCGCCGTGGCCGTATACTGGCTGGTCTGGCTGCTTTCCATTTGCTTGGGCGGGACAAGGACTTTTGCGATCACGGCCATGGCTTACCCCTTGATATTGTTTGTAACAGTTACGATTACCGCTGGGAACGGCTGGAACTGGGGCGGCTGCGGCGAACTGCATAATCTGGACGCCCGTATCGTTCACCGCCCACTTATATTCAATGTAATCGCCCGCTTTGAGGTCGAATATGTAATTCCAGGCGGCCACCGCCTCGGAGTTGTTCCCCTCGATCCGAAGCCGCGTTGCCGCTGCTGGCGACATCCGTACCATTTTTTGCATACCATAAATAGAATAGGCCCTTGCCTCCGGTGGTCTTATCGATCTGGATTGAGTGCTGGAAGTCATAGACCCTGGCCTGGTCAACCGTGATCTGCGTCGCTGGCGATCCGGCTAGGTGAGACCCGAAGCCAAGTCCGTATTGGAAGAAGCTGACGCTGTAAGCCAGTATTGATCGCCGCCGCCGTCTGCGTGTTGAGGTCATAGAAGCTCCGTAAGACAGGCGCTTAACCGGCACAATCGGCGGCGCCAGCGCCAGCCATTGCACCGCATCCCCAATCCTGCCTAGGGAGGCGATTGCAGAACTGCGCAAGGGCCGTGGCCGTCATCCGCCTGGATAACCCGCTGGGCGAGTTCGCCGAGCAATGGCCGTCAACACCTCGGCCTGATCCTGCGCCGCGCCAAGGGCCAGCGTATTGGCCTCGATGGCTACATTGAGCGAGACAATATCCGCAGGGTCAACTCGCCGCCACGCGAAACAGCCGCTCAATTGATCTTATCGCTTCGGGGTCATCCCCAACGAAGGCGGCGATCTGGTTGCGGGTCAGGGGTTTCGGATCTGCCATTACCAGGCCAGCGGCTCGAGCCGCGCCTCAAGCCAGGCGAAACTCAGGAAAGCGTCACTGTCGCCGGAGAACCGCTGGATACGCCAGTTTCGCATTGCGCCCTGCTGCATCCAGACCAGCCGCTTGGCGCGGTTGCCGATCCGTTCCGGCGCGGATAAACTTCTGCTGACTGTAAGTCACACCATCATCTGAATACTGCGTGGAGATCGTCGGATCGATCCCCAGCGCAACCCGACCCGTCAGCGCCACCAGTTCAAGGTCATGGACGATGACCCCTCGTCCTTCGTTGTAGATGATTGGCGTTGAGAATGACCATCCAACTTTCTGGTCCCAGTGTCGCGAAGTGTTGTCCGTGAGATATCCGAAAAGAGGAGACTGCGTGTCAGCAGTGTTCCATCGCTCGTAACAGTAAACCAATTTGCTGGATCGATATTCACCTAGTCCGCTGAGACTTGAAGTCAAAATATGCCAAACAGGTTGTTGCATCGCTCTGCTGACCATGGCATCGTAAACAAGCGTCTGATCAGGAAGGTGGATAAGAAGTTGCTGACAATCGCGATCAAGGCGCGTCTCCATGAAGGCGTTAGCTAGCTGCGCTTCCGTGTATCCTTGCAGGATGATATCCACCTCGCGCGTAGATATCTTCTGGCTGACGCCATTCGCGCCAAGCCAGACGGCGTTGGCCTCGCCGTAATCCAGACCCGACAAAAGCAATCTGGTCGATGAATGCGCAGTTGGCGTTGACCCCCACGCTTCCCCGGTGATCTGCGCGCCTTGAATACGCTCGAACGGAAAACCGCTGGTTCCGACGTTCTGGAACACTTCGATGGTGTGGCGGTTGACCGCATACACTTCATTCCGCAGCTTTATCAGCCCGACGACAGGGTCAGGATCGATCTCGCTTGAGCCATACTTGAGAGGATCAACAGCGAAAGGATTGTTCAGCTCGGTGATGACGAGAAATTCGCCATCGGTTGTCATGAAGTAGCCATCCACCCAGACCACATCCACCACGGTCCCAAGGTCCGGGTCGGTCACCTGCGCCAACGTTGTTCCATCGTAGAGATAAAGCTTCCCATCCGCCGCGATGGCTGAGATAATCGAAGCTATAAACCATTATAGCTCGATCCGTGCCGGTGATGGTTCCAATCGTCGTCACCACGCCGGTTGCGCTGATGCTGACCAGGCTGGTTCCCATCACCCGATACAGAATGTTATTCCACTCCACCCCGCCACGATCAAGGCCAGGACCAATTCCACGATTATTGTTGGTTGATCGTCCGTTTATATAACTGCCATTTCGCGTCAGGATTTCTGATCCGTCGCGCGCAATAATTGTCGGAGTTGTCACCTCATACTCAGTCACTATACCATCCGCCGGGCGCAGATATCCCGAGCTGATCCCCTGCGGCTGGGAAATCGGCGCCAGATTGCGCGGGTAAGCAACGCGAAAGTCAGCGTTGCTATCCGAAAACACTCCGACAGAATAGGTATCTGAGCCAATTTTTACTGCTTTCCAGCAACAATGGCTGCGTTAATCGGCGCAAGATCGTATCCGGCCCACCAATCATTCGTGAGCATCTGCTCAAGGTGGAGGACGTTGCGGGCAAGCATGTCGAGGTCATCCGCATCCTGCGTCGGGACGAGCGCGTTGATAAGGGCTACGCTGTCCAGGAGGGCGCTGTAGTGGCGGGCAATTTGCTCGGCGCTGGGCGGTTCGACGACAAAATCAGGCATGTTAATTTCCTTCCAGTTGTTTAACGCGAACAGACAATTCCTTAATGGAATTAACCAGATACCAGATCAGCGGATCTGTGCTTACCGACAGGACGCCGGTGCTGTTCTCAGTGACGCAAGCAGGCAGGACCTGTTGGATTTCCTGCGCGATGACGCCGATCTGCACGCCTTGGCGGTCGATATGCCGCCGACTGCGGCAGGTCCGTGATTTCCTCGGGCGCGCGGTACTCGAACGTCCTGACGTTGAGCGCTTCGATAGTGGCAAGCCCACCGCCAAAATCCGAGATGTTTTTCTTGATCCTTGCGTCGGAGGTTGTTTCCAAGTCGTCACGTTCTTTTCGTTGTACGCGCCATTGGTGCCGCCGATAAAAGCAGTGTCGTTGCCTTTGCCGGTGAGGCCCTCGCCCACAACAGTCTGATCGTTGCCGCCTGCTGCGCTGGGGTCGGAGTTTGCTCCAATAATGGTGTTGCGCGCACCGGTCGTAATGACGTCGCCAGCAACACGTCCGCAGCCACGTTATTAAATCCTGTGGTGTTTGCGCCGAGAGCAAACTGGCCAACAGCAACGTTCTCGCCACCAGTTGTATTAGCTACAAGCGCAGTTTCTCCAACCGCTACGTTGTTTGAGGCAGTTGTGTTTGCCTGAAGAGCATTTCGCCCAACCGCAGTATTAGTACCGCCCGTTGTGTTGTTTTGAAGCGTTTGAAAGCCAAGGGCAGTGTTATTAGAACCCGATGTGTTAACTTGGAGCGCTGTAAAACCAACAGCTGTCAAAGCCGTACCAGTGTTGTTGGCGACGGTTGAAGAGCCTTGCGCTGCGCCAAAACCGACAGCGGTATTGTTAGCGGTATTGTAGTACAGCAAAGCATACCGGCCTGCTGCCGTGTTATTTGAGGCTGTTGTGTTGGAAAAGAGTGCTGCTCCACCAATAGCGGTGTTGTCGGATCCAGTTGTGTTTGCCTGCAACGCGCTTACGCCAAGAGCGGAGTTAGTTGTGCCCGTTGTATTGCTAGCAAGCGCGCTATTGCCAACCGCTGTTCCGCTGCCTCCAGACGTGTTGGCTTGAAGCGCTGCGTAACCAACAGCCGTCAGACCTGTAACCCGTGTTGTTGGCGACAGTCGTTGATCCTCGCGCGGCTTCGTAGCCAACAGCGACGTTGTTGGAAGTGTTGTAATAAAGAAGCGCGCTTGCCCCAACCGCGCTGTTGCTGCTGGCCGTGGTGTTACTTTGAAGCGCGGAAATTCCAACAGCAGTGTTGTTGATGCCCGTTGTGTTGGAAAGAAGTGAGTTGCCGCCTAAAGCGCTGTTGCTACCGCCTGTTGTGTTTGCGTTAAGAGAGTACGCGCCAATAGCTGTGTTGGTGGAACCAGACGTATTATTAATGAGCGTGTTAATTCCGACTGCGGTAAGCGTAGTACCCGTGTTGTTAGCTACGGTTGTTGAGCCTCGCGCGGCTTGAAAACCAACAGCAACGTTGTTGTCGGTATCAAAATACCTAAGCGCGTTGGACCCAAACGCAGCGTTGTTGCCAGTGGTTGTAGCAGAAGCCAGCGCGTTTACGCCAAGCGCAGAGTTATTGCCACCTGTGGTTATGCCGGCTCCTGCAAGCGTACCAACAGCTGTGTTGCTGCCGCCTGTGGTATCTGCGGCCAAGGCGTTCCAACCGACAGCTGTGTTGCTAGAACCCGTCAGGCTGGCGCTGTTCAGCGTTTGCACACCCAGCGCCGTGTTAGAGGTTACAGCCGTCTGGCCGCCTCGCCCGATTGTAAGCGTGTCAATGGATGCGCGCGTCGAGAACGTCTGCACGCCGCTCCATGTCGCTGCACCGGCCACAGTCCCTGACAGCGTGGGAGATGACAGCGTCTTGTTGCTGAGAGTGTCGCTGCTGGAGATCGTCGGGACAGCTACGCCAACCGCCGTCACCGCGCCCGCTTTGGTCACTTTAAACTGACTAACACCGCCAACCTGGAGGTCAATGAGGCGGAGCCAGCGGCACTCGCCGTGTCCGTAACGTTCATGCCAATGGCGGTGAAAGTCGTTCCGCCAGAGTTCCATGTGTCCGTTAACGCATAAATGTTCTGCGTCGCCACTCTTACTGCCTCGCTATCACAATTGAAGCGTCACGGGTCGCTATGTAATCGCCCGCCCGCGTGATGATTTCCTTTTTGCTCCGAGAGCGGAGCGCCGGCCCTGAGCCTCGATCTGTCGCGAAACCGCTGCATTTAGAAACCCTCGCCCGGTATGATGTGAGCCGTAGAGGTCGCCGCCGCCTCGCATACATATGCCACATGCGTATGATCTTGCGGTTTGCTGATAGACACCTGAGAGAGTGGCAGGAGCAGATAATCAGCCGTCGTCGCTGTCAGTCCTGACAGACCCGTGCGAACGTACACATTCGCCGCGCCGGTATTGGTGACGACAATGCTTTTCGCGCCGAACCCGCAGGCCGAACTTGCCGACGTGGCCGAAACGCTGACGGATACCCCCTGCCCGTAAGCTGGTCCAAATGTCTGGTCGATCATTGCTTACCCCTGCAGCCAGGTTTGAAATTTGGGATGCTCAAGCGCCTGAAGGCGCAATAGCTGTTCTTCATTCATCGGGATGTGGCCGACCAGCATATTCCTCAGCGAAGCGAACTCAGCCAGAAGCCTTGCCTTAAGCTCGATCAGGCTTTCATCCGGTTGCGCTTCGGCCATCACCTCGGGCGGCGGGACTGACGGATCTGCTGCCGGCGCCGAGGGTCAGTTGGCGGACCAGCTCCTCAAGCTGGGCGATGCGCTCACGCAGGAGGTTGGCTTCGGATGCGATTGGCGCTGCTTCCTGTGGCGCCGCTTCCTGCTTGGCATATTTTTCCGGCTGAGGCGGGATATCAATACGTTCGCCACGGATCACGGCCCGCACTTGAGACCGCCACAAACGCCACTCCGAGGAGATCGCCAGCCCTTCGTCAGCCGCTTTCGCGTCGACATGATCGACCGCAACAAGCGTGCGCCAGGCTTCGGCTTTAATTTGTCCGTGTTGCTCTTCGTTCATGATGGCGTCACCGATGCTGATCCGTCCGCAACATACCATGGAGCCGCCGTAGCCGATCCACTGGCAACCATAATTCTGTTATTCGTAGTGTCGTAAACCACTTTACTGGCTACTTTGTTAACCGTGTTAATAGCATTTGCGAGCGCAGCTATGGACGCCGCAGAAACCGTCTGAATAACAAGCCCTCCAGACAGGTTTTGTTGAGCCGTAAATGTTTGCGCGGTTGAAAGTGATGCAAAATCGCTATCATTGTTGTCGTCAAGCCGATACCAGGTTGCCGCCAACGTATTAAATTTAAAGCGTAAAGCGCCATACTGACTAAGAGACGCCGGGCGCCGACGATCGGTTGCGCCATTGCCGTTGAGCGTCAGCGCCGCGACGGACTGCGTCGAGGTGACAATGATCTCCTGGTTGTCTGTAAGGTTCGCCAGCGCCGGAAAGACGATCGTTCCAGCTGCATACCCGGCCAGCGGGGTCAGGGATCAGCCAGCGGTTGCTGTTATTGCTGGTCAGGGTGACGGTAAATCCAGTGGCGATAGGAGAAGCATACTGCGCCACGAACTGAGCTTGCCCGATAAGATTTGGAAACGTCAGATTGTTTTGCAAATAATCCTGCAATGTGCTCACGCTCGTCTTGCGCGTGTCACCATTGTTCGTCTTCCAGAGCGGCAGAAGGTCGCCTGCGTTAATCGTGTCAGTTGAACTGAGCTGGTTGATGTCCGCCACGCTCAGCTCTCCATTTCGAGAATATCATCCGGCCCGGTCGTCAGGCCGCGCTCCTCCGGCAATAGGAACGGATCACCATTCAAACGCCAGTACTTCGTTCCAGCTCCAGCCGGTATAGCCTCTTCGTCAATGCGCTTTTCAAGCGTGTTCGTGCGGCGGTTCAGAAGCGCCATATAAGCGCCCCGAGCTGTGGCCTTGGTGTCCGGCGAGACTGACTTGCCAAACAGCGGCGCGAGGCGGATGGCCAGGCCGGAAACCATGGCCTCGATCGCCTCGTCAGTGACGCCAGTTTCCTGATCGAGATCCGACCCCGCCGGACTGTCTGGCAATGGATAGCCAAGCCCTCAGGCCGCGGCTGTTCCATGTCGCCATCATGTTATCAAGACGGCGCAGCCCGGCTTGAAGCTGCTCGGGCTGGAGGTCGAACACGTAGTTCGCCAACCCGATTTCCTCGAAGGCGTTAGGTCACAACCTGGCGCTTCGTCCAACTCACTTCAGCGCCTCCAGTATCTTGGCGGCCAGTGTTTTATCCGACCATCGCTTATCGACGTTCATCCCGAGTTCGGCCGCCTTGGCAAGCATTTCCTCGCGTGTCGGTGGCGCTTCGTCCGCATAGGTCTGATCTTCATCCACCGCCGCCAGAATGCGCGTAGACGCAGGCTTTAGAAAGCTTTCGACGGCTTCTGGAAGGCTTGCAAACCATCCATCCTTCAGCGCGCGCTCAAGAGCGCCTTCGTCGATCGCGACAAGGCTCGAATATGTCGTTCCCGGCGGCCCCATGCGGGTCCGGGACAGCGATAAACGAGGACCGGGAACCGGCTCACTTGCGCTTTGCCTTCTTCGCGGGAGCCTTGCCAGGCTTGCCGGCCTTCATGGCGGCCGTGCGCGCCGTGTTAAGGGCGATCGCCACCGCCTGCTTCTGCGGCTTTCCCGCCTTCATCTCGCGCGAAATGTTGGAAGAAACACTCTTTTGCGAATAGCCCTTCTTGAGTGGCATTCATTCCTCCATGCTAAAGGGCGGGCTTGTGACCCGCCCCTCGTCGGTTAAGTAATGCGATACGTGACGAACGTGTTGGCTGCGGTTTTCCGCGTGCGGAAGCGTGCAGCGTTGCCATACAGCAGGCCGGTTGTGGAATGCGCCGAAGCGACCACCATCGTGCCGACAACCGTATGATCGGTGCCAGCAAGGACGGTGATCGTATCAGCGGCGGCGGCTGACAGGTTAATCAGCGACCAGTCAAAGTACTCGTTCACATCCCACGAGCCCGCCGCGTCAAGCAGGGTGCCCGTCGGAAGCGTATAGTTCTGCGTGGCGCCAGCCGTGTGCGTTCCGGTGATGATCTGCGTCAGCAGTTCAGCAGCGGTAAGCGTAACAGTCGTGGTCTTGGCGGTTGGTGTCGGCTGCGTTCCGTTGGAGGTTCGATCCTGCTTGACGATCGGATCGGTTCCCACTCGTAATACACCGGCAATCCGCCCGCCGCCTCGATGACGATCGTGCGCCGCCCGTGTACGTGCCGAAAACAGTCTGGCCGTTGATGACGGTCCCGACAAGGGCTGTCTGGTCGGGGTAGTTAACGTAACCGCTGGTGCGGTACACGTTCGCCAGGCCTTGCGATGCAACAGCGACTTTCTGCGTAGCCGTCAGAGTGACGGAGACGCGGCCGCCGCCGGAAAGAAAGTTACTCATATCAATATCATCCTTCTATCGGTCTGGCTGAACATCATGACGCCGGTCATCATCGGCTGCTTGTTGACGACACCGTAAAGCGTATCGAGGCGGTACTTGGCGCACGCATGGTGTTGATGTCATACTGCTTCTGCATCACCAGCCTCGATGCCCTGATCCGTCGATCCGCGCATCACGGCCGCTGCCGGCATCCGCCGGAACCGCGTAGCGGCCGGGCAGGATTTCGATGCTGTCCTTGAACCAGAACGGGTTCACGAAGTTGGTCGACCGTGTTCAGGAAGGTGATGGCTGCGTTGGAATGCCGTCGAAGTGAACGTGCAGTTCTGGTACTGGATCTCAGCATCAGATCCGCCCCTGCGCCGAGATGATCGGCGGGGAGCATGACCAGCGTGGTTGCTGACGGAACCGAGATAACGCGGAACGTCATCAACTGGCCAGTGTCACCCTTGGTAATCAGGTGAACCGAGTTGCAGTTGGCAATCGTGAACGCATCTCCTGCGGCAACGCTTGTCGTCGATGAGATGGTGATCGTCTGGTATCTGTTATCGACGTTCGACGTTTCGCCGGTTGAAGCGGTGTTGGTCGCTTTTGGCACGTAGTAGTTCGCAGCCGAAGCGCGCGTGTCGATCGTGAGACCGGCGCCGCCAGCAGCAGCCGCTTTGCGGTTCGCATAGTCGAGCTGTAGGTCTCAAATGACGCCACGTTTCCAACGAAGCCAGCGCGCAGGGCTTGGTCGGAAATGCCATTTCCGAAGCTGCGGGTTGACGCGGCAGGTTTGACGCCATGCCGTTATAGTCGCGGGTGAAAGCGCAAGATAAGCGGTTTTCCATCTGCACGCCGCGCTCATTCATGATGGCCTCCGCACTGGGCGACGTCATCAAAGCCAGCCGCTGCAGAGGACCGCTTGACGAACAGCGTGCCCTGGCTTGGCGCGCCACGTTCATGATCGAGACGTTGATGTCGCTGGCAAGCTTCTGCTTGGCGGCATCGCCGAGGCGGCCTTCCTGCAGCGCATCGCGCAGTTCCGTCGCAGTGAGGACGAACGGCACCGACCGCTGAAAGCCGATCGTGGCTGGCACGCGGTGAGCTGCGTGTAGTCGTCGAAGTTCGTCGTCATGTCCGTGCCGGAATAGCTGGTAGCTATGTAAGGCTGCGGGCGCCAGAGGACGTTATTTGTGCGCTCCATGAGCGTCTGATCCGGTGTTGAACACCGCGACGTTGCGCGAGAGGACAAGCGCATCCTGAAATCCTTCGAGAATGTTCTCGAAAGCTACTCGCTCTTCTTTGCTGAAACTGTTGACCATTTTCCTATCCTGTTATCGCTTCGCCCGCCTGCCGTTTAGACGCCATTACCTTTGATAATCGCCTCGTCCGCTCGGCTTCGGCGCGAAGCTTGTCGAGTGTTGAGTTGATAGCTCCCGAGCTGGCACGCGTTACCGCTGACGATTGGCTCGAGGCGCCGCTGATGGTTTCCTGTTCTGAATTTTCAAATTGCCCTCCAGGCGCGCAACCGCGAAAGCGAAGCTGCACCGGATCGTGAATGGCTGCGAGCTCCGCCGCCTTCTTCGGGCTCCGCCCGGCGCGGCGTAAACCAACAGGGCGGCTTTCAGGCTCCTGCCAATATCATTCCTTGCTGCGCGACCGAAGATGCATCGGCCACAACGGCTTCTGCATCCTCGAGTTCACCGGGGCCTTCAGGGTCGCTTTCTCCAGTGGTATATTCAGCGAAGCTTCGCTTGCCACTGGCCTTGGCGCGTCCCGTTCAGCCTTCTTCGCCGCCTGCCTCGCGCTCATGCGCGGCCTCGGAGACGCTTACCGCTCCTCTAACTTCATCTATCGTAAGCTTCTGCGTTATCGTGGTCAACATCAGCCAGCAGCGTCGGCTTTTTCGTGGAATTGCCGGGGCTTCCGCGCGCGGGGCCTGTGCCAGCTTGCCGCGTTTGAGTTCAACTTCAGCTTGCTTTCGCCATCTGGCGGTCCCGTCGGCGCCCAGTTCCCTTGACCCGGTCCGGCGCGCCCTCGCCGGCGCTTCGGGCTTGGGGCTCTTCGCCGGCAATGCTGACTACCAGTCTCGTCCTCGTTCCGGCAGCCAGCGTGGCGTCCCCGCCTTCAGCTGGCTGGGGCTTCGACTCGCCCCGGTCTCCACTTCCAGGCGTCTGCTGTTCTTCGTCGATCATCGTAAGCCTTCGTCTCAGCTTTCATTGGGGCCGGCTGGCTGGTCTGCTCGCAACTCTTCAGCGAGCGCCGATAACTGCGGCGCGCTTCCTGGTCAGGATATCTTTGGAAAGCGTTCTCGATCGGCGTTGGCGCGTCTCCTCGCGCGCGGGCCAGCGCATGTTCCGGTGTCTGCGGCGGCCTTGGAGGCTTTGGCGCGAGGCCTCATCGCCGAGCGCTTTCGGCAAGCTTGGGCCTGCAGGTCGGGCCGCTGCTGCAACGCGGCAAGCTCTTCCTGCAGCGCGGCGGCTCTCTTCCTCATTCGGCTGATCGACGCCGAGCTTGAGTTCTCTCTGCGGAAGCATCGCTGAGCGTCCGAAAGCCCCTCGCCTTCCATGTTCATGAGCGCCATGCTGCTGAGCTGATCGCCAGCGTCTCGGGATCCTGCGTTAACGTCATCATGCCCGTGAGGCAGGCGCACGACAGCCGCCCCGCTTGCTGGAGGAGCTCGGGCCGACGTCCACGATCACATCAAACCGGCTTCTTCCGAGCCAGATCGCTCCGGCATTCGACCGCGCCTGTTTCTTTATTTAGCAGCATCGGCTTCACAAGCTCCGATGGAACGCACTCGCCGGATGCGCCCATGGCCTTCATGCGCCGGCCAGGCTCGACGTGATATCTCTTCGCCATCGATAGCCAGAATCTCGCCCGGAGCGCTTCACGGCTTTCGCAAAGCTCGACATGTAGATGAAGGTCTGCGCCTATCCAGCTCGCCCTGGATCAGCCTCGACCGCCTTGCCTGACATATTCGGCTTCGTAGCTGCTCTGCCGGCCTGCCGGTTGCCGAGAGTTCCTCCATGTCGTTTTCTCAGTGATCTTGGAGCAGCGCCGCCATGGCAGGCGGGATCTCCGGCGCCCGCGTATAGTCGAGCGGCCCCTGCACCTTGCTCAGCGCCATCCGCATTCGTGACCGGATTGGACCAGCAAGTAACGGGCACTCGCTTGATCGTTATCCTCGGCCCATTAACAGCTTCATGACCGGCCACCTGCTCGGCGGTCATGATGGGCTTTTTGCGTCGCGCCGTAGGCGGACAGCTTCGCCCAGCTTTGTGAGTCGCATGTTCTTGAGACGCTGCGCGTCCCTGGCGAAGGCGCACGTGTCCCTGGCAGCGCTCCGATGTTATCCACGTACTCAGCGCTTGCCGCAATTCGGGACGATCGGGATCGCGATCCGGCGATATAGCCGAAGTCCTCAAGGATGCGCCCGCCAGACGCTGAAAATCATTTATGCACCCGCTGCTGGCGCTTGATGCGGCGCTGGCGTGTCTCGGCATGGCCGGTGGCGAGGAGCAGCTCTTGCTCAAGCTCAGGGTCGGCCTCGAAATCCTGCTCCGAATACTTGGCTCTCACCCATCAAGCGACTTGACGTAGCGCAGTCGTCTCGGACTACCTGCTCCTTGACGTAATACTCGGCAATCGGGTTCACACCACGTCGGGCGTCGCCCAGTCGAATTGAACGAGCTGGATCGTTTTGGCCAGGCCGCAGGATCGTCGTCAAACCGCGCCCGGTGAAGCGTCAGCCGTGATGGCTGAGCATTCGCACAGCAGCAACGCGCGTCTTTCTTGTCCTGCCGCTTTGCGTCGAGGTCGAAAAAAACGCTTGTATCAGCGTCATAGATCGGACCGGAAAGCGATGCGCTGCTGCTCGCTTTCGGGATCGCTCTGTCCTCTGTCGCCTGGTTCGAGACGCGAGGCGCTGAAACCGCCGCCGACGGCCTCCTCAAAGGCATCGATCGTACGCTTCCTCGGCAGCCGCTATCGGCCTCATCCGCCCGATAAGAGCTCGTCGCACGCAGTCCGCCAGCTGGCTGTCGGTCGTGCCATCGCGCGGGACGTAATCCACGGCGATGCGATCGTTGCGGCACTCGCTGATTATCCGCATGACGGACAGTGCGACTTCGTTCACCTCGAAGCGCGGCCGGCTTTGGCGTACTGCTCGGCTGAGCTGCCTTCCCATTGCGCGCCGGCAATGGAGTGAAAGCGCCGATCCTCAAGGCATTGGACCCGCTCGTCCTTCGCGGCACGCCTGAATGCGGCCGAAACTCGGCCACCGCCTCGGCGTGGACTTTCGGTGCGCTCATCTTTGCCCATCGCGCCAAGCGATTTGCAGCCTGACACTATCTTGCCAATGGCATCACGATCGCAATCGAGTTGTTTGCCTTGGCGCTGAACCCGCCAGCCTCGCCGGGCTCCGCCGCAGGCGCAGCGCAGGCATCGGATCACTTCGGATTATCTTCATCATTCAGAAGGGAAGAACCAGCCCAAGCGCCTACCCAAAGCTTGTCAGTCGATTCATGCTGACAACGCGATGACGACAATATCGAATGATTTCAGCCATTCGACGCCTTCCTCCACGACTTCGCCTTTGACCGCCGCTTTCGATCTTCGGAAGCCATTCTGCGCATATACACGCCCGGCCGGGCGTTATCGGCCACCATTGGCCATTTTTCGGCCTGCGGGATCGGACATGAACAGGCTGGGCACGCCTACAATCTCGCAGCCAATCTGATGTTTTAATCCACGAACAGCCGCCGGCCGATGACGCGGCATCGCACAAGCACGATCTACGTACATCCGCGCCAAGCGCGGATCGCATTCGGCGGGGTCGAACCCTCGATCCCCCAGCTCTAAAGCACGCGGGCCTCGAATTGCGGACATATTCCCTGAGCCAGATATGGCATATCGAACCGTTCACGCGATCGCGCCCTGCTGGTATCCCCGGCAACATCCGGGAACCACGAAGATCCCACGATCTTCCTGCACGATCGCATCCGCAGCTGACCCGCGAAGCAGGATTCCGATCGATCGCCGGAAAGCAAGTTCATAAACAAGAGCCTGCCGCCCGGCTTGCGGATGCATCGGGCGCAACATCGAGCGATCGCTGGGAGGCGACCTGCGCCTCCTTCAAACCATGCAATTATCAAAAGCCTTCCAAGGACTTGATCCCGGCAGTCCGCCAAGCCCTCGAAGATAATCAGCGACCTCGCCGGCCCTGATACGCCTGCGGATTCCGAAAGCCGCGCCCAGCCTGATGCCTGATCTGGCTTCGATCGCTTCTTGACGGATTGCTTCAGATCTCTGATCTCTCGTGCAGGCAGACCACATCCTATCCGGGACGGCGCAAGTATTTGATGACTGATATAGCTGGCGAAGGCGTGAGACTTGCCGGAACCCCGGCCGCCGAAAGCCCCTTTATAGCGCGCCGGCTGCAGGAAAGGCAGAAACCAGCGCGGGAGTTCAGGCTTCAGGGTCAACGACACGCCACTCAACTTTCACCGGGCCGCCGTCAACGCCGCTCAGCTTCCGAGATATTGGTTTCTTTCCAACCTCATGCGCCTGGCCGCCCAGAGCGTGCAGGCCCAGCTTTCGCCCTTCTTCGCGGCCTCGAATATCTTTCCGCCGACCACCGCCCCAGCGCGGGCAGAACCACGATCCCGATCGATCGCGAGCGATATTTCGTGCATCGTATCCAGCCCCATTCGCAAGAATACGGGCGATCTGCCTCGTGCGGGGAACAAAAGCCGAACGGGCGACCATCAGGCCGATCTGGCACAGTCCGTCCTCTCCGGCCACGGGGCGCTCTCGCCTTTTCTAAGCCGGCCCACGGCGCTTTTTCCATGACGCGCTTTCGCTTCAAAGCATTATTTGCGGTAATGGCCTATAATCAACATGATGCTGCCAGCGACCCCATTTACTGGTGGCGATTGCAGAACTACGTCTGGATGCTGCGCTTGCAGAGATTGAGCCATCGCCAGGCGGCCATCAAAAGCCTTATCCTGCGCATAAAGCATGATCCGTATTCCCGCCCTTCATCGTCATCGTGACGCTTCCTATCGCACAGGAATTTCAGCAGAACAAGCATCGTGCAATATCCGGCCTTGAGGAAGTTGAAGTGGCGCACGAAAACGCGAAAGCGTTTCAATAAATGCGAAAACGGTTAAACACCCAAATTTCATGATAACCGAACGAAGCATA